ATTTCCGATTTCATCCGGACTCAAATCCTCCGGACCGGTCGAGACGCCATCCGGCCCGGCTTTCGGCTCCAGACGCTTGGCAATGATCTGTGATGCCGCCTGCACGGCCACGGCGTACGCTTTCGACGCGTACTCGGCTTTGTTGCGAGCATCGTCCGCTTGCTGCTTCAGTTCTATTTCACGGATCATCGCCGCGCGCTTGGCTTCGGCATCGGCCTGCACCTGCTCGCGCTTGATCTGCGCTTGCCGCTCGGCCTCTTGGTCGCGCGATGTTTCACGCGCAACGTCGATGGCTTTGCTTGCCTCGGCCTCGGCGATGCGCGCGTCGTTCGCCTGCTTCGCCAGCTTCAGGTCTTGCTGGCACTGCTGCAATACCTCTTGGCACTGCTGAAACTCCTGCTGCATAGCCTGCATCTGCTCCTGCGCCTGCTGCAACTGCTGCATGGCCTGGTTGCGCGGATCGTTGGCCGGCTGTCCGTCCTCGCCCATCTCCTGTTTCGGTATGAAGCGCTCGACGTCGATCTTTTCATCGTAGCGTTGCAGTGTTTCCTTCAGCAGTTCAATCGCAGCCTGCGCAATGTCGTACTGCCCCTGTGCCCGCAATACCGCGACCTGCTCCATCGTTTTTTGGATGATCGGCATCACGGAAGCCCATGATTCCCGCTCCTTCATTATGTTGGGCTTGCCGCTTGATCCTGCCTTTACCTGTACGCGCACCTTGCGGAATATCTCATCGACGCCGGCCTGCTCTGGCCACGCCTCGCCCGCACCCTTGCCGCACAGTTGCGCGATTTCGTCCTTGCTGAATACCTGCATGGCTATCTGGAGCACTGCGACGGCCATGCTGGAGATCATGTCCTCGGTGCTGTCCTGCCGCTCGGCAACGCGCGTCATCAGCGCCTGCTTCATTATTTCGGCTTCGGTCGCGGTCTTGGCTTGTATCAGATTGGAGCGTGAAGCATCGGACATACCCACCATCATGTCCATGTCGTTGCGGATAATCGTCACATCGTAGGCGGCCGGGTCGATTTTCACGCCATCAAGCTGTAAAATCTCTTGAGACAGCGGCATCGACGGCGAGCCCTCGACCCCCAGCCAGTCGCGCGCCTTGCGCTTCACCAGTGCGTCGATATCCTCCGGCGTCAGCCCGCCAGACTTCCGAAACACGCGGATCGGTATCGCCTCTTTGCGCGCCTCGGCGTACAGGTAGCGCGTGGTGTTGTATTCCTCCTGCAACTTGTCCAGCAACTCTACGTCCGACAGCGGGCGCCAGCGGCCTTCCACCAGGTTGAACCCCAGACAATAAAACGGATACCACCGCTCAGGTGACGCGGCCATCGAATACGGCGCGCGCGCGTAACCTTCACCGCCCTCGCACACCGCCGACACCAGATTCGTCGTCTTGTCCCAAATCTCATAGACGGCGCGATACGAAGCGCCGCCCTCGTTGTCTCCGGCGTTGACCTTCTGACCCTGCTCGCCCGTGGCCTCCGCAGCCGCGGGCTGGCCGTATTTGGCCGCGCCCTTGGGCGTCTTGTGGCCAAAGGTTGCCTCGTAATCCTCATCGGTCATCCACACGCGATGTGCAATTTTCTTGGCGTCTACGTACTCATCAAATTCAGTGATCGATTCATCGAGGATAAACATGTCCTCGGTTTTTACCCGGTCCAGCGCGAAGCCCTTGAAAATCTTGACCTCATCGCCGGCCATGATCCCCTGCATCTGTCGCTTCAATTCCTCGCGCTTTTGGTTCAATTCCGTGGGGTCAGTGGTGGCACTGGCAGAATGAATCAACCACTCTACCTGCCGCAGATTCTCCTGGGTGTCGTTGGCGCGCTTCAGGATGATCGGATCACCGCCAGTCAGGGAATGCTGGTAGGAGAGCTTGAACCACCCCACCGAGGTCGTCATAGCAGAGCGTATGCCGCTCTTGGCCCTGATCTTGAGCTTTGCTTCCTCGACCAGCAGCTTGTTCACCGCGATCTGCGCCGCTTTGGAAAAGTTCTTGATCGCCTCATACTCGACGTCGTCCACCGATTCACACGGCGCAACCGAGATTTCAGGGTTTTTGGCGTAGATATGCGGCAGCAGCGTAGCGGCCGTGGCGAATATCAGGTTTGTGCGCGTCGTGGAGGCGTCGCTATCAGCCTTGTAGGCGCCGGACATCTGCCGGCGCAGCATCGGTAGCGTGGTCTCGTTGAACGTTTTTGCGAGCGTCTTGGCGCGCTCGATCTGCTTCAGGACTTTTTTTACTTCGTCCTTTTCCTGCTGCGGGATTTTCTCCGGTTCTGCGTTATCGGAAAACGGGCCGGATGGGCCTGCCATCGTGTCAGGCGTGGTCGCCATGCTGTTTACGCCGCCTCAGTATGCTTGCACACCACCACGCACTGCCCGCGCCCCAGATTGCGATTCCAGCCCACCATGACGCCCTGCACGTAGGCTAGCTGCATGTCGTCGTTGTTCTGGTCGGCCAGCAGCACAGGGGTTATCGACTGCCCCATCGTGTCCTGGTTGAGCGCGCGGCGGTCGTGGTAGGACAAAATGATGGTTTCGGGCTTTTTTCCCATCGCCCGCATGTCCTGTATCAGATTGGACACACCATCAAAGGACAGCGGCGCGGAAATAACCTCCTGCGCCGCTGCCTTTTGCAGCGTCTGTCCGACGATCACGCCAGCAGCGAACCGTGATAAGTGCCGCTGGTGTAGGCGCTGCAACGCATGGACATGTAACGCGAGAGCATCACCTCAACGATGTTGCTGCCGCCGCCCACCACGGTCTGCGCCGGTATGGCAATCTCACCCGACATTAGCGCATCCTTGAAACCGGACGTGGCAACGCCGCTGGTGTTGGTGTAGGAGTAGGCGCCCGCGCTGACGGTCGTCATGGTGTCGGCGGCCTCCAGCACGATGGTGCCGACGAAAATTGCCGCGACACCGAGATCGCCGCCGATGAACACCGCAGAGTGCCCGGCGATGAACGGCGTGCGGTCGCACAGGTTAGTCACAACGGACGTACCGCCGTAGGTGCCCACCGCCGATGCGTCCGGCAGGGTAATCGCGGTCGCGGCCACCGTGCTGATGGAGAAATCACCGTTCGGGATGGTCGTGAACGTGGTCAGGCCCGTGATGCCGATGCGGTCGTTGCTTTTGAGGCGATGGCCTGCGGTGATGGTCGCGACCCAGGGCGTTGCCGCTGCGCCTGCGGTGATGAGTAGGCCGCGCGCTGCGCTGGAGACGGTGCCCATTGACTTGGTTTTGCTCGACATAGCGATAATTCCTTTCCACGAACAGAGAAAGCCCCTGTCAGGCCGCAGGCTGGTGACGAGCCTGCTGCGTCAACCACTTATTTACGGTTGACGCGGATGCTATTTGCAGATTTCGTGGATTGCATTAAAAACTTTTCAGCCATGACTCCCCAACCTTGCGCCAAGGGTCATCAGTCACAGTCAGCGACACCGCGCACAGGCGCTTACCAGCGTACACGGCAGCCAGATGCGGCGGCGCTGGATGCGGGTAATCCTCAACCGCAATCACCTTGGCCGCAGTCGGCGGCATATCGCACCCGTGCTCCCCGTGTATTTCGATGTTCTCGCCCACGGTCAGCCTGTTTGCCCAATCACCTCGGCGGATCGTCACAAACGGCAACAGGCCGGGGTGGTGGCTAAATCCCATCCTGCGCACGCTCGATTTTCTCCAGTAAATTGCGCCGCCTGGCGCGCTTGACGATGCGGTTTTGTTCCTCGCTGCCCGCATGCAACTTGCCGCAGGTCTTGCAGCGGTAGATCGTGGCGGCGTCCGCGAAGTTTTTGATTGCCGCTCGTGCCGTAACCCGGTCGTCAAAGGCATCCTTGCCCGCGCATTCCGTCATTCGCCGATTACTCACCCCGCACGCGGTCTGCATCAAGCGCTTAAGCTCGGCAAACTCAAACGGATTCACGCAGGCACCTTGCCCCGCTCACGCGACGCCCTGATGGCGTCCGCCCGCGCCTCTCTCGTCTCATCCGACCAGTAGCGCCCGGTCACACTCAACGTCACGCGCGCAGACTTGAGGATGCGTGTCGCACAGACCACCGGATCACCAGCAGGCATCGGCAGGCACAGGGCAGCACAGCGGGCAGCATCCAGCGCCCGGAACAAACCATCGAGCGCCGCGCTACTCATGGCGGCCTTGTCCCGCTGCTCCCGCAGGAACACTTCCCGGCTCTGCCATTTGTTTTTCCCTCGCACGGGCTACCATTTCCAACGCTCACCGCCGAACACATGGCGGATCATGGCGTGCACCTTGGCCTGCTGCGTGGGATTAGTCTGCGGCCCCTGTCGGGCTCGCCGGCCGCCCACGTCCGCGTCATCTATCCCCTGCTGGATCAGATCCCGGCTCTGGCGCTCCTTGCGCGTGTTGTATTCCTCGTGCAGCAGGTTCACAGTCTCCCGGATACCCCGCTGCGCAAGGTCTTTGGCGTCCAGTGCATTGCCGGCGAACACCAGTACACACTCACCAGCGAACAGCGCGCCCTCGATCTTGTGTCCACTCAGGACGCCGTTGATTGTGAAGAAAAACGCGCTCTTGTCGGGAAACTTGAATTCCTGCTCGAAACGCACGCCAGGCGCCACCAGGTGCGCCATCTCATCGGCGTTGAGCACGCGCCTTGTGCCAGCAAGCTCAACCTGAAACTCGCGCGCCTTGCCCTGTGCGGTGGCCTCCTGCTCTGGCGTTATATAGCCGCCGTCGATGGGGTTGCCGTTGCTGTCGCAGATTTTCATAGGCATCAATTCACCGTGTAGGTTGATGGGCGGCCCTTGCCCTGTTGAATGAGCCAGTCGAAGGTCATCGACCTCGGCCCGATGGGTTTCCGCTTCTGCGGTTTGGCGGCTGCACGCGGGCGTGATGCACATGCATAGCGAATTTCATCGAGCGCGTGATCTTCCTGATCGGTGTCGATATCCTCTACCTTGGTTGCGTCATGCTGCGCCGATTGCAGCAGCCGTATCGCGTCTGGGCAGTTGTCCATCAGGAACAACGTGGGGCAATCGTCCTCATCATCACCCTGCAACCGCATACGCACCTGATCCCAACCAACGCCAGCACCAAGCTCGCCCGTGCGCCTATTGTCAGCCGGCCTGCAATTCATTTTGCGCGATCCGTTCCTAACCTTCATCGCGCGCTCAATCAGTGAAGGCCCGCCGTTCTGCGCGAACATGGATGGGTCGCAAACATCGTACAAAATTTCCTCACTCGCCAGCGTTCGCGTCAGCACACCCTTGGCCCACTTATCGACCGGCAGCTTCAGCCCCACGTTATCCATGTTGGCCTTCTTGCCGTACCACTCGCGGTATCGCACTAACGATCCGCGCGGGATGTAGACCGAATTGCCGGCGACACTCTCGCACTCGGAATCCTCATCGGCAATCGCATACCAGCCCGTCGAAAACGGTGCCGCACTCCCCCAATCGTGCGCCCTGAATTTGCGCGTAAAAATTTTCGGGTCCGGCGTGTGCGCGGCCAGCACGTGACGGTCAAGGCGAAACTCCGGGAAGAATCCACCGGCGAGAATATTCCAGTCGCCTTCCTCCATCGCCTTGACCAGCATCGGGTCGCCCAGGCCACGCATACGCGAGCGGTAGCCGGGGTCGTCGCGCTCCATCGACGGATTGTCACTGAGTAGCGCGCCGATGTACTGGCGCACCATGCCGCCTTCGATATCGTCCATGCGCGTCGGCTCGCGCAGCGATCCACTGTCCAGTCCGAAGGTGCGCTTAACCCAATGGTGCCCAATGTTGCCGGGGTTGCTGGCGCACAGGATTCGCGGGAACAGGTCGTGAGCATTCACGGTAACGCCGTCCGGACCAACGTGCCCGGCCTTGTATTTCTCCGGCAACGTGACGCCGGACATACGCACGCGGAACCGCAGGTATCGATAAATCAATTCCGTAAATGTGGTCAACTCATCGATCAGCAGCACGTGAATCTCTGAGCCGTGATATTTGAATCTGTGCTTTTCGTCCTTGCAATGGCACAGAAATATGCGCGAGCCATTCCAGAATCGAATCTCGCTATCGAGCAACTGCACCATGTTTTGATTGATCAGATCGGCAAGGAGATTGCGAAACCCGTGCGGCCCTTCAAGGTGGTTCTTTTTCAGGTCATCCTCGACGCGGCGAAACAGGTAGACATTCAGCCCCGATATCTCCGAACACCACAGGATCGCGGCCAGTCGCATCAGGTGCGATTTACCTGGGCCCGCGCTGCCGCCGAACAGCAGCTCTGTTGCGACAGAGCAATACGCGATCCACTGCTTCACGTGAAAGTGGATGTCCATCACAAAGTTTTTCACTTCGTGCATGGCGCTCACTTCTTCACCTCACCAATCGAAATATTAAACATAACCGCAGTCGGCGCCATCGGACCCTGCGGCCCGTTGTCCGGTTTCAGGATGCCCATTATTTTCGCCAGCGTATCCATCACCGACTTGCGCGACTCAAGCCTCACCTTTTTCGTGCGCACCATGTAGGCGTCCTCGCCCTCGCCGCGCATTTCCTCCTCGATGTCGATGCCGTTGACCAACAACTTCAAATCCTCCGGCCAGTCGCGCGGGTCTTTTAACTGCCCATCGGCGTCGTAAAGTTCCGTCACATCAGCCGTACGCATGCGGTTAAGTTGTTGAATTATTTGATTTCCTAGGTCGAAGTGCATCTCCCCGAGTTTGGTGCGCATGTGCTTCACGTGGGCCTGCACATCGGATTTGGTCAGGAGGTCGTAGGCCTTGTCTTTGTCATGCTCAACATCGAATCCGGCGTGACGC